ACCTGCGTTTCCTACTATGATTGAGGATAGACTACATATGGGTATGACCCTTAGAGACTATTTCGCAGCAAAAGTAATGCAATCAATATTAACTAATGATGTTTTATTACAAACAATATTAAAAGGATTAAAAGAAGGAGAAAGTAATATTAACAATATAGCAGATCAATCTTACCAAATGGCTGATGAAATGTTAAAACAAAGAGAAAAATAACATGACTGCTTTAATAGATAATAAATACGATGCGTTTGTTTGGGTTAAAAAAGTAATAGATTCATGTATCGATAATTCACAATTACAAAATGCATATAGGTTGGTATCAAATTTTAGCAAAATATATGATGACTTTTCTCTATATATGGAATTAGAACAACATTGGAGTGAAAACTATATAGGACTGACAGATAAAAAATTACAATTATTAAAGGGATAAAATATGGGAGGATTATTTGATATGATGGACGATGCAATTGCAGATGCATTGGGGGTTGATGTAGAAACATACATTAATATTATAGATATAAAATGTAAAGAAGAAGATGCTAAATTCATCATTATGACTGTTTTAATGGAAGATAAAGATAATTTAGAAAAAGCCAAAGAAATGTTTAACACATATTTGAAAGATGATAAATCTTAAATGTAAACTAGGGTACCATAAGTACAAATACAATCATCCTACCCAAGCAACAAAATGCACTTGTACAAAATGTGATAAGAAGTGGAAAATGGTAAATAATCCGGAATATATTCCAAACAAAACATCACCATTAACAACACCAATTTTTATTTGGGAAGAAGTAAAATAAATTATGGAAACATTATATAGAAAAAAACCAAACGGACGATACGAAGAAGCATCTATAGGATATCAAAACGAAATATCAGATGGTATTTGGTTAGTTCAAACTAAACCAGGTAGAAAAAGTTATACATCTCTATTATGGAAAGTAGGAGATTTAAAACGAGTTACAGATGTAACAACACATGCTGCTTTACAAGGGTTTGAACATGAACTTACTCAATATTTAATGAATTTAGGAGATATAGAGTCAGAAGATTATAAACAAGCTAAAGAAATAATGAGTGGTTATATACTTGGTCCTATTAATTATACCAATATTAGTGCTTCAGATTTATGTACATTGTTTTTACGAAAAATAGCAATTAAAATAGAAAATGAATAAATTAGATTTAGATTATCAAAATCTTCTAAAAGATATTTTAGAGAACGGAGTAGAAAAGAAAGACCGAACAGGTACAGGAACAATATCAGTATTCGGAAGACAAATACGTCACAATATGAAAGATGGTTTTCCACTTCTTACAACCAAAAAAATGCCATTCAAAACAATCGTAACAGAACTTCTTTGGTTCTTACGAGGTGATACAAACATCAAATGGTTGGTTGATAATGATTGTCATATTTGGATAGGAGATTCCTTAAAAGCTTATCATAAACATGAGATGTCTGAATTTAAAAAACTTAAAGACAAATATCCAAATAGACTCTATAAGTTTGCCAAAACGGGACAAGAAGAATTCATCAACAAAATAAAAACAGATGATGAGTTTGCTAAAAAGTGGGGTGAGTTAGGTCCAATTTATGGAGCACAGTGGCGAGGTAGATTAAAAGGATATGGGTTTAATCCAATAACAGGAGTACCATTAGGATATGGAATAGACCCTAAATTAGACCAAATCCAAAATCTAATCAACGACCTTAAAACAAATCCAGACTCAAGACGATTAATGGTTAATGCTTGGAATGTTGGAGAATTAGACCAAATGGTTCTTCCTCCTTGCCACTTTAGTTTCCAATGTTATACCCATGAAAAAGAAGGTAAACGTTATTTAAGTTTAGCCTGGAATCAAAGAAGTGTAGATTGTGGGTTAGGGTTACCTTTCAATATTGCTAGTTATGGTTTATTACTTGAAATATTAGCTAAAGAAGTTGGGATGATACCTGATCAATTAATTGGTAATTTAAGTGATTGTCATTTATATAATGATCATATAGAGCCTATTAAGGAACAATTAGTTAGAGAACCTTATCCTCTACCAACATTTAACTGTCCTGCTATGGATGAAATCCCATACAAGTCATTTGATGAACTAATATTTAAATTACAACCATGTGATTTTTATATGGATAGTTACCAATCACACCCAACAATAAAATTACCTCTTTCAAATTAATTGCATATCTCCATAATGGTGTAATATTTACAGTAAACGCGCCATTATGATTTTAATTTACATTTTAGTAGAAAATAATATACCTGTTTATTTAGGTAAAACTAATGATTCCTATAGAAGGTTAAAAGAGTATAGAGTTAATTTTGGTAAAGATGTATGTCTTGAAGTAATTGATGAAGTTGAAGAAAGTAACTGAGAATTTTGGGAACAATGGTGGATTGAAGTATTCCAATGTTGGAATATTGAACTTTTGAATAAAAATAAAGGGGGTGGTGGTCCTAGTTTTCAAACTGAATCTGCTAAACAAAAAATAGGAGATAAACAAAGAGGTATAAAAACCCTACAGTTAGTAGTAAATTAAAAGGGCAAAAGATAACTTGGGATTTAGATACTAGTACAGCTGTCTTACAATTTGATAAACAAGGAAATCTTATAGCTGAATATAAATCAATGGGTGAAGCCTTTGCTCAAACCGGAACACCCGCATATGCTATATGTGAAGTATGCAAAGGGAGAAGAAAATCAGCTCATAATTTTATTTGGAAATATAAAAAATAATTATATATGAATTTTATAATAGGAATATTTTATGGAGCAGTAGCAAGTATACTTACATTCATACAACTACAAGGACAATTTAGATGGCAATGGTTTAAAAATAACACATTAGCAGTAGCATGTATCGGGATTCCAATCTCATATCTGTATATACTCTCAGTAAAACGTTTAGTGGAACATTTTGATGGACAGCTTTGGCCTTCACGTTTATTGGGGTTTTCAACAGGAGCTATAATTTTCACAATAATGTCATATGTGTGGTTTGGAGAACCATTAACCGGAAAAACACTAGCATGTTTAGGATTAGCACTTTGTATAATGATAATTCAAATCTTTTGGAAATAATGGGTATTAGATTAGAAACATGCCATCACTACGGTGAATAAAAAGAAGATTGTTATCACGGATTCATATCATTGGGCCTTCCAATTCCTGAGGTAGAAGCTCAAATTGAAAAGTGGAACTTGATTGATGCTTATAAGAATTACCTAAACAATTGTAAACTTGAACGTGGAAATGAACCTGATTGGATGCAACCTGAGATAGATTTTCAATATTATACACAAGAAGGATTCAACCTTAAAATAAAATCAAACTCAGAATTTTCAAAAAAATGGTATACCAAAACTTGGTGGGACAATTTAGAAAGAGTAGATCTAACCGAAGAAGAATTAAAAGAACTAAATGATCTTACTTCGTATGATCAGATGTTAAATACAGTTGGAAGAGGAGTGCAATGTAATGACTGTGGAAAATTAGAAGCAGAACTTTATAAAAAATATTATCCGTAAGATTTGGATTGTAAAATCTAAAGTCGTAATTTTATCCAAAAGTTAAAAAAATTAAAACATTATGGGGGGGATACAATCAAAAAATGGTGGAATAGAAAATGGTCAAATTGGGTATTTAGTGGGGAACGACGGACGCTAACTGATGTTCAGGAAAAGTAAGGACTGAACTTTCAGATTAAGGACGAAATTAACAAATAAAAAACAGACTTTAAATTAATAACCGAACCCGCTTTTTTACCAAACACTTGTTGTGGTTAATGCGGTTCATCAAAACAAAAAACATTATGGGATATTACACACGACACAAATTAGAAATTATTTCAGGAGATGATTTTAGAACTGATTACGAACAAGAAATCACAGATAGTACTAATTATTCAAGTTTATTTGATAACGAAATAAAATGGTATGATTGTGAAGAAGATATGAAAGCATATTCTAAAAATCATCCAAATGTAGTTTTCTGTATAAACGGAGAAGGAGAAGAAAGCGGAGATATTTGGAAAGCATATTTTCAAAATGGTAAAATGTTCAAAACGAAAGCTAGACTAATGTTAGAGGAATTTTCTGCTGAAAAGTTATCGTAGCATTAACCATAACTCCAACATACACGCAATAAAAGTATTACAATTATGCAATTATATACCAAAACAAATCAAAATGAAAGCAATTGAAGTACAAAAAACAATGAATAAAACATTAGCGAATGGGAACTATAAAAAAGCATACAAATGTTTTTTAAAAATGACTGAATTAAGAGCAACAGAAGGGTTGTCAATATTAACAATGCCTAATTTGCAATCAAGATTTGAATAAGACAGAGGAATATTGTAAAAAAGCAACCCAAGAAGAAATAATTGGGTTGCTTAATAACTTATCGAAAAGTTTGGTAAAGCAGTTTAAAATTAAAGAAAATTCATCTTTAAAAGAGTTGAGAACTAATTTTAAAAATAAAAAACAACATGATTCATTTTATTCAAAATCATTTAATGACATTAGAATGTACAATGCTTGTTTAGAAGATTTAAAAATTGTTGTAAAACATATATTATAATGAAAAGAAAATCAATAATAGTTTTTATTCAAGGCGAATGAGTTGAAACCTACGGGAACTTAAAAAAGTGTTGTGAGTTTGAGAAATTAAAATACCACACTTTAGCGCGTTTAAAATTCCCAATTAGACTAAACGATGTGGTTATACATAAAACGTTGTTTAAATAGACACTAGCCTATACGATCCTATAAATTCGGATGATATTTACAAACACCTATTATAAGTAGCGCGGGTAATTTAAAAAAAAAAAATACAATGGACAATTTTTTTATGATTTATGTTGAAGGTAAAAATATGCCTTACAAAAGATTTGAAACACTTGAAGAAGCTGAAACAGAAGCCGAAAGACTTTGTGAAAAAGAAAAAAGTAAAACCTTTATTCTAAAAGCAATTGAAAGGTTTGAGTTAAAAAACATTGAAAAAACAATATTATGACAGAAAAACAAAAATATATAGGTGCTTTTTTAGATGGCTATTTTTCAGATAAAAAAATAGAGTTTGGGATGAAATATTATTCAATGCTAAATAATGCGATTGATATTGCAGAAAAAAAGTGGAAACAATATAAAAAACAAAAAATATTGTTTTGAAATGAGGTCATAACAATCTCACATAACGTCCTGCGGCTTTGTCTAGTGCCGAAAATTCAAGACAAAACATAAAAGTACAAACTAATTTTTAAATTAAACACAATGAATATAAGTGCAAAACAAACTGAAAATTTAGTCGAAAACGGAAATAGCTCAAAACCGCTGTTATGTGATGTTTTTATTAGACCTTTTAAATCTTCTTTTACAGGTAAACTATTAAAAAATGGTATTGAAATAGGTGTTTTTAAATGTGTTGAAGAATTTACAGACGTAAGGTTTAAGATTATTACAAATAATTTTAACGAATTATACTCTTTTGTTTTTGATTTTGACGAAGAAAAAAAAGAGTATAAAATGGATGATTTAGGAAAATGGAATTTTCATTTTCCAAAATATGAAGATCCAATTCTAAATATGAATATTGGAATTAGAAATTTTAAGATTTATGGTGTTTTTAAATATTAAGAGGTTTTA